CTCACATCACTAAGTGGCCAAACAGTTAATGTCAATACCAATGCTTTTGAAGTATCTGGTAGTGCTATTAATACTGTTGCTTATGTGGCAACACTGGCAACTGCTGGTTCACCAAACGTTCCAAATCGGAACGCGCTTCCAACCCCATAATAAAACAAATATTTGTTTTATAAACCCTGAAAGGCGCTTATTGCGCCTTTCTTTGTGATTGTTTACTAAATATTCAATCATGTTATTAGATCACATATTCAAACCTGCCGAACCAATACAGATAGTTATTGTGCGCAAGAATGGTAATATAAGCCATACGGCTAGACCCGTGTCAACAACTACAGATAACGACCAATCAAAAAAACCAATGTTCCCTATCAGTAAGGATAGAAAATGAAAACATTTACAGATTATATCAATAAAGTTTTTGGTACGCAGGAGGACCAGGATATGAAACCTCGTAAAATTATGGCTGAGCAAACTAACGAAGATGTTGTTTTTTGGAATACAGAGGATGACAGATGGAGTCGTCTAGCCAAACATCCGCTTCGAATAAATGAAATTCCAACTGAACCGTTAGTAAGTTGGGAAAAAGGCGAAATGGCAATATATGAATCACAAGCTGTTGAAATATCAATACCAAAGGGTCCAAATAGCACCGTAGGTATCATAGTCGAAGGTAAAACTAAAATGGTTTTAGGTTCAAAACTTGAAAAATTAACCGAAGGTGTTCTTGGCGGGATGCAACCATTGAATCCTATTAACAGAATGATGCAGTTAGCTGGCATTGCAGTTCCGCAGATTCTAGGAGATAATCATGACCTGCCAACAAATACAGAAACAGTAGAGCAGGTTATTAATGAAGATACCGGCAATATGTTTGATGCACTGTTTCGTTCCAACTTGGCAGGCGAATATAAAAACAATCCAGATGCAGCTAGATTAGCTACAATTGGTCAAATAATGGTAGGACTAAACAGTCAAATACAAGAACTTAAAGGCAAGCTATCTCCCGATTTAGAAGGCAAGATTTCTACTGTAGCCGGACTGGGTGCATTGCTGATGCAATCTGCAAAAGCCATGACGCAAGCATAACCTGGAGATAAAGCGTTGAAGTTTGTTGAAGTAAGAGGTGGATTCCTACAGCCGGTAAGCAACGAAGAAAATGTCATGCTTGAACGGGTAAAAGGACATAACGGACCACTACCAAAGGCTGTAATGGATATCAGAGAACAGGAACTAGCTAGACAACTTGTCAGCAGAGGTTTATTGCTAAGATTCATTTATGAAGGTAAATTATGCTTTGCAATAAATGATTTAGAAGATCTATGGGAGAGCTAATATGACGGTTACACCTGAAGAACGAGATGCAATGTTACGTTTGAGAAATATTATAGAAGGTAACAACACTCCGGCTGCAAGAACATCAACAGCATCTATAGTTGAATCTGCTGGCACAGTAGAATTAGCAGGTCCGGGACAAGTAACCAACGCGGATATAAGCGCTATGGCTAATGTTCTTCAGAGACTAAACAGCATTAGCAACAATGTAGTTGATGACATGATTACAGAATCCGTCGGTGACATTAAATCAGCTGACGCTTTAATGACGGAAAAAATTTCAAACGGCATCAAAGTTGGGCGTTACCAAATTCTTACAAAAGAAGACCCTTATCGTATAGCAGGCAAACAGTTCTATTCAATTTACAATAGTCTAACAAATAACACAATAGCCGATGACATTACGTTGTATGAAACTGCAATATCAGTAGTACGGTTGTTAAATTCGGGTAAATTTACTAACGATACTACAGTAAGAAAATTGTTCGAATTAGACGATTCATATACGAGTCATAAGGTAGATGCTATAACCTATAAGCGTCGAATAAATTCATCTAAAGATCAGGTCAAAAAAGACATTTACGAAAGTCGTCTGCAAGCAAGCATGGATAGATGCATGTTCGCCAAGAAGGCGTTAAACAGTTTATCAAAACAATGTCTATAACTATTACAGATTCTGCAAAATCTCAGCTGAGTAACCTTTGCCAAACTACTAACAAATTAGTACGTCTTGAAATACGTAGCGGAGGTTGTCAAGGATTCTCAAAAGTCTGGGATACCGTTGATGCAAAAGACGATCTAGACATTGAATTCAAGTTACCAGTTGGTTCGTTGGTCATTGATACAACTAGTCTTGATATATTAGATGGGGCTGTTATTGACTACAAAAAAGACATTGCAGGTTCATATTTTGCAATAGATATTCCCAGTGCTCAAAGCACATGCGGCTGTGGAACTTCTTTTTCCTTATAGTTGTTCTTATCGCTATTAGATATAAATAACACAACAGCGGACGGCCCGCATGGCCAGGAGAACATATCAACATGTACCTAAATCAGTTTGAATCATCGGATGCAGCCAGATTAAGTCAGGTGTTAGCTACTTTGAAAAATATTCACGGTGTACGCATCAATATAGATTTAAAAAGCCCTTCTGCAATTTCTGCTATTGAAGAATGCCAATCTTCGTGGGTAGCCAAGAGAGACAAAGTAATTGCTGAAAGCTCATTTAATTCATATCAACAGAATCCAGAGTATATTAAAAGCATGCTAATTTTAGAAGCTATGCGACTGATGCTCACTGAAATAGCCCCAAAAAGAAGACGTAAAGCAAAAATGAATGAATCAAATATAGACCAATCAACACAAGCAAAACCAACGTTATCTATGCAATTGAGTTTTCTAGCAAAAAAAGTACCGCAAACGAGTGAAGAATCGGCGGCCTTTTCTAATGCATTAGCTTCAATCGCCGACAAGGTTTCAACTAAAACTTCTCTTGATCCTGATGAAAAATCCATAATGTCATGGCTAAAGGATTATCCAAAACCAATAAGCAACGTTGCACAAATGTTAGGCCAAGGAGTAGAACAATTTGGACATACACTTATGTCCAAAAGACAAGATACACTAAAATCATGGCAACGAGTACCAGACGAAACTGAAGAAAGTGTGTCTATTATGAAGGCAAGGCCAACCCCGAGCGCCGCTCCCGGCATGGATAATGTTCACGAACAGCTAAACGAAAGTGATACACTGGAAAGACTTCCTGGACATGCTACATTTAGACAGGCTCATCATTACGAATATCAAGCAAGCATGGCACGCAGCGAACTATACAGAAACGGCAAATATGCAATGAGCATGCTGAAACAGGTTGATCCAAATGGCGAAATTCAGCCATGGATAGCCGGTTGCCTTACCAAATCAGCAAATATTCTAGATAAAGTATATCATTATCTAGATTATTACAAAACATTTGAACCGGATCAATTGCCAGAGGATATTGACGGCGATATGGAACTAGGCGAAACCAGCGGTAGTGTTGCCCGTGAAAATCTCATGCTAATAATTGAATACAGCACTAAACTGTTCAATATGATCAAACCAGGTGATAAGCTTGAAGGTTGGGTAGCTATGAAACTAACAACGGCGAGTGAGTGTATTAGCAGTAGCAAACACTATATGGACTATGTACAGTTTGAGCACCATGCACTAGATGACCATTTTGATGAGGCTAGAAAAGCTAAAAAAGCATCATTGCATGAAGCTGAAATGGCTGCATCAGGTGATCCAAATGATGAACAAATAGCCAAAGCTACTCTTATTATTAACGCCAAAGCGCTCGCAAGCAAAGTCCAAGATATGGCAGAAGATGTAGCAAAAATGGGGCCTAACGATCTAATGCCACTTGTTGATGCAATGCGTAGTCAATTTGGTCAAGACGCTGCGTCAGGATTCAATGAAACCGTTAAAACATCACTTGATGAACTACTGCAGGTTACTACCAAAACTAAAGAAAGCATTGATAACGCAGTTACAACATTGCAATCTGGCGGAGTTCCGGCTACAACATCTGATATTGAACAAGCCGGAACAGACACAACAGCTGACCAAGCTGGTGCACCGCCAGATGATTCTGATATTAGTGCAGATCTAGCTAACTTGGGTAATACAGAAGAAGAGCCTGACGATCAAGATTTATCAGCTTTAGGTAGAGAAAAGAAACCTACGCTTGAAAGTAAAATGACCTGCAAAGAATGCGGTATGGGAACTTACATGGAAGGCCAAGACGGCAAGATGCGTTGCGACGAATGCGGTTCTGTAATGATTCACGAAATGAAAACCGGATCCTATGTTAATTACATGAAGGCTGCTGACAGAGACAAACAAAAACACTTACAGAACATCGTTTCAAATATTGGCAATAAAGACGAAGTAGTTAAAAGCGCTTCAAAAGTGGCTAAAAGAGACAAGGGATTAGATACAGCTATTCGCAGAATTACAAAAAAAGGCTCGGATGTTGACGAAGCATGGGATGCCAAGATGCACACTGCTAAAAAAGATATTGGCAAGTGGGACGGATTTACTTTAGCAGATCTTAAATCTAAAAAAGCGAAGTTGATGAAAAAAGCTAGTCGCACTGAAGCTGAACAAAAAATAGTCAGTCAACTTAACTTTGCTATCCGTGCAAAACAAAAAGATCACTGGGGTAAAATTAAAGAAGAAGATTTAGACGAAGCCAAAAAGTCTAAACCAGATTTTCTCGATGTCGATAAAGATGGTAACAAAAAAGAATCTTTTAAAAAGGCATTAGCTGACAAAAAGAAAGCAGAAAAATCTGGCGGTAAAAAAGTAGAAGAGACATGGCCAGGCTACAAAAAGAAAATGGCTAATCAAACGGCTAAACCCAGCAAGGCAGATACAGAGTGGAATAAAATCACTAAAATAAACAGTGAATCTCCTGTAGTTGAGGGGATTTTTTCTCGCAAACCGAAAGCTGTTGTAACAAGACTTTCCCCACCAACTCCTAGTGAATTGGCAAAGAAAGATGAGAAACCATTACGACCAGGTGAAATTAGAGTAACTCCTATAGATAAAACTCTTGCAAGCAAGGAAATTGATATACCTGCATATCTGCGTAGAGGCGAAGAAAAAATTACAGAAAAAGCACCACCTGGAATGGAAGATTTTGTTCTGAAACTAAAGAAGCAATATCCAGGACATCCAGAAAAAGCGTTTGCTACTGCCTGGAGCATATACAATAAAAAACACAAAAAAGATGAGAGCTATAATAATGCGGTCGATGCATTAGCGGAAGCTAAAGCTCAGCTGAAGCAACTCAACATAGCGTTTGAATCTCATAAGGTAGAGTTCAAGCAAAAAGTTTTAGAAGGACTATCTAAAGACCCTCTTAAAATTGGCTATGGACTTGAAGGCGACGCTATCAATCAACAAATTTCTATGGTCAACAAGAAAATTGCTGAACAGAAGAGCATTATCAAATTCCTCATTCAAGAAGGTTTAAGAGAATTGTCAGCCAGCGCAAAAGCCAAAGTTAAAGCATCACAATTGGCAGAAGTAAAAAATACTACGCCGTATGGTGTCATTTATACAACCGTGTCTGGTAAAAAATCAAAAAAGCTTTTTGAAAATTCCGCTACTAGATCATATTGGCTAGAGCTTAATAAGGATAAACTTGCGGATGCAAAGCTAATTGAACCAGAAACGTTTGACGCTGCTATTAAGCGCTCGAAAGAAGGCTAATCTGTGTTAATTCAAGAAATTCTATATGAGTCACTGGTAGTCGATGAGATCAAAAACGATCTTATGGACTTCCTAGTGACATATAGAAATAAAAATCGTCCATGGGCACCAATGAGCGGACCTAATGGAGCCGTTGCCTATTTACGCAAAATGCACCACGATGTTAATGCAAGTGGTTTAATGAACCTGCTTGCAGAACCACCTTTCACAGACATTGTGGAAAGAAGTGGTCCAGATCATATCAAGCTTAAAACGCATGTGCCCGATCAAATGAGCGATAAAGAAAAAGAAAAAGAAGCTCAAAAGATAAATCAGACTGCTCAAACTACAGCTGATAAAGCAGTAAAATCTGGAAATTTATCACTGCAAGAACAAGAAGGATAGACTGAAAATGTCGTGCACTAACAACAATAATTACCAAAATAGTTTTTACTATAATTATGCATACAATCCTTCCCCTCCGCAAAGTCCAGTTTTCTATAATGCAGCAGACGCAAGAAACTCTCTGTCTAGCGAAGAAGCTATAAATGGTGAAGTTAGAGCGTTAGAACAGGCAGTGTTTTCGTCAATTCAACAAGGATTATATCAGACACAAGTTTCAAATGGAACTCTCATGACCTATAGCACGCCGTTCACTCCGTTACAATGGACTGTTTCAGGTAATATGCTTGTTATTCCCGGTCACCCTTACAATACAGGAGATATAATAACTGTTAGCAGTACAATTTCACTGCCAACACCTTTAGCACCGGCAACATACTACTACGTTATATACGTTGATCCAAATACAATTATGCTGGCAGTGTCATATGCAAACGCTACAGCTCCTCGTCCTACCGCAATAACACTAACAGACGCAGGTTCTGGTGTCTTTTATTCATATGCATACTATCCAAGTCAAGATTATTATGCAGCATGGCAAGGTACAGTCATGAGTAATCCTTTGCTAAGCCCAAACTATAATAACCAAATGAACGCAGTAATTAGTTATTTTTCTTCAATGGGTTATATTATGAATCGAATAGTTAATACACTTACGGGCAATACCCTAACTTGGGTAATACAGTGGTGATAACGTGCGGTCTATGTATGGCCCTGATACTCTGCTATTAGCTAGTAAAAAACCTCGTATAATTGAACTAGTTGCTAAGATTGATAGTATGACTATTGATGAAATTAAATTACTACCAGAAAAACCTGATATAATAAAAGGACTGTTGCTTATAAAAGAATTTGGTAAAACAGGGCCGAAACTAACAGTGCCTGAAAAAATTGCTAATCGTATGCAGAGATTAAACAATAACGCATATGATATTTCAATTTTAGAAGGAAAAATATATCGCATTACAGCCGAAAACTTATGGATTCCTGTAAATTCTACCCAACTAGAAGTTAAAAAAGGTTGGCACTGGATATGGTTAGAATCAAAACAAATCCTAATAAGCAACAACTATCTTGCTGCTACCGAACAATTACTTCATATATTAGTGTCATCAAGTGAACTGCTCACAAATGGCACAACAGTTGATTTAAAAAGACTTGAAGATCAACGCAGAAATAGTTTGATGTAAAATTGGCACTCTCTCTAATGCTTCTTATAATTAAATGATGAATCTTATTGAACGCTACTCATATACAAAATTAAACCGTGAAGATGGTGGTCCTGATGGTAGAAAATACGTCGATCCGTTTGGTAACAAACTTCCATCGGTTACTACAATATTAGATAAAACCAAACCCGAGGAAGCTAAAAAAGCCTTAGCAGCGTGGCGTCGCAGCATAGGCGAAAAGAAAGCAGCAGAAATTACCAAAGAAGCTGCCTTTCGTGGCACCATGATGCATAGTTTTTTAGAACGTCATCTGAAAGGTAAAAATCCCAAAGCTGGGACAAATTTTTATCATCAACATAGTTTTAAAATGGCCAATGTCATATTAGAACACTATCTTAAACCTTTTTTAGATGAATGTTGGGGATTAGAAGCCAGTTTGTATTATCCAGAGGTTTATGCAGGGACAACAGATATGTCTGGATTGTATCAAGGAATTCCTAGCATTATTGATTTTAAACAATCAAATAAAATCAAAAGCGATGACCGCGTAATAGATTATAAACTTCAGCTTGCAGCATATGCTACAGCGCATGACAAAGTTTATGGCACTCAGATACAACAGGGTGTAATTCTAATGTGCACAAAAGATTTTGAACCACAAAGTTGGATTATAACAGGCGAAGAGTTAGCTGAATACAAAAATCTATGGTGGAAAAGAGTTGCAGAATATTACAATGTTTAATTGTAGTCTACCAAAAGACTCAATTATGATCCGCTAACCACTCTTCGTAGGTTTCTACTAAAATCTTAATCTCTTCTAGAGATATGTCCTGTCCACCTATAACTTTTGCCCAGTCTAATGTGAGCAACGGAACTTCGTCTAAACTTTTCCAGGTAGGCTTGTTAATTTCTATTTGCATATTGCAAAATATATTTGCCTACCTGGTATAGTCAATAATTCAGTGTTTACTGGCCCACATATTATCAATTAAATTTGGATAAGGTCTACCCGCATTTTTTGCTCGTGTTTTTGCAGCAGATTTTTGCGCAGGTGTTAATTTTTTATGATGTTTTTTTGGATTTTTAGTTTTCCAAGGTTCTGACTCGTGTACAGCGTCGCTTCCATTAGTGGCAGCTATTTTAGGACGTCCGTTGAGATCTGTAACATTGCCAAATTTTGCTGCCTGTCTCTTGGTTTCGCCGGGTTTTACATCAATGGTAGTATTCACTCCGTTTACAATTTTCCCAACTCCAGCTGATTCGTCTAATAAATCGCTTATTTTCATAATACAATCCTTTTGAATATTTATTATAATATAGACCAAGAACATCATAGGGTACAATAGGTAAATATCCAACACAACGGAGATGTTAACAATATGGCTGTAACAACCATCTCAAGAATTCAAAATCGCAGAGGTTTATCCGCTGATTTGCCAACCGCATTAGCAGAAGGAGAATTAGGCTGGTGTTTGGACACTAGAGAACTGTTTATCGGTAACAGTAACGGCTATGGCGGTAATACTGAAATATTAACGCAATATAGTCCAAATACCACACTTATTACCACAATATATAATAATTCCTCTGCTCAGCTAGCAACTGCTTCTGTTAGAACTCTCAATGACAAATTAAATGATATTGTTAGCGTAAAAGATTTTGGCGCAGTTGGAGATGGGATAACAGATGATGCGCCTGCCATTAACAACGCTATAACCAGCTTGCTAAAAAATTATCCAGGAAACGGTCTTACTGCGACAGAATTGCACATGCCAGCAGGCACATATCTAATAAACAGCCCGATATTGTTATATCCGTATTTGAATTTAATTGGCGACAGCAAAGGCGGTACTACAATATTATGCGGGAATAGTGATTTATATTATATGATCCAGACCTCAGATAATCTAGGTCAAACTGCGGCAAATATTGGGTTGAATAGCGCAATTTTGCCAACTAGAATACGAGTAACAGATATTACCGTTAATACCAATGGTACAAGAACTAATGCCGCACAGTTAGTGCGTTATAATCATATTAGATTTGAACGGGTTTCATTTATCGGTGGTTGGTCTAATGGAAATGGCTTACTTACAGATTCTGCTGTTACACTGGAAAGCATAGGCAATGCTGTGTCAACATATGATGCACAATTTATTGATTGCCAGTTTCAAAATTTTACAAACGGTATTCTCATAAATGATCCTGTTTCGTATACAACAGTAGCTAGAAGTATTTTCGAATATTGCTATTATGGTCTCTCTGTCGGTACATCACCGGCATATAACGGTCCTAGCTGGACAACAGTAACTCAGAGTTATTTTTACAGCTTAGACAATTTCGGTATAATAGTAGAAAGTACAAATCCTGGTGTAACAAGTTTTGGTAATATGTTCAACAGTAACGGTTATAATCCAGGTGGTTACCACATTTCTTGGGGCACCGGCGCAACATTAAATGGAAGTATGGGCGATGTATTTGATGCTCTTCCATGTGTAAGCGATAACGGAGTTGCTAATATAATTGTTGATGCGCAGCAAAATAATTTAGGTGGCAGTGGAGCAACCGGTCCAACTGGAGCACCGTCATTTATTACGGGACCAACTGGTTATACCGGAGCACGCGGCGCGACCGGGCCAACTGGAGCACCGTCATTCATTACAGGACCAACTGGTCCAGCCGGCGGCCCAACTGGAGTAACTGGACCAACTGGACCTGCCAGTACTGGACTTTCATCTCGATCAACAGTAGCAGTTACTACTCCGAGTATTGCTGCAGGAGCAAGTGCAAATGTTACCGCAGTTGGATATGTCGGATATGCTCTTTATAGTATCGAAGTGTCGTATGGGGCATGGGTTACGGTATATTCGAGTCTAGCTGCAGAATCGGCAGATGCCAGTAGATTAATTAATACTGATCCAACTCCAAATTCAGGGGTAATAGCTGAGTCTATAACAACATCGTCTGGTACTACATATTTCAGTCCAGCTGTTATAGGATATAGTAGTGAATCATCGCCAAATAGCAATATACAAATGAAAGTTTATAACAATGGTGCAACTACCACTGCTATTACCGTAACATTGACATTACTTCAACTAGAAGAATGATAAAAACTCGAACAAAAGGATCAAAATCTATGCACGTTTCTGACTTTGCTAGCGGAGTATCTTTAATGAAAGCATGGAAAAAATGCAGATCAAGTTTGACCAAAGATTTATCAGATGTCGAACATTTACAAAATTTGATAGATTTTTGGAGCAATTGCCCAATTTCTGCAAGAGTACTAGATTGGGATCAACTGGAAACATGGCCAGACGCATGGACCTTGGTCTATAATAATAATTTTGACGAAAGTGCAATATCATTAGGAATGTTTTATACTTTATTGTTAGCAAACGATAACAGATGGACCGCCGAAAGATTGCAATTAATTTTGACCAAAGATATCAACAGACAATTTCAAGGTATTGTTTTAAAAGTCGACAACCGATGGTTATTGAATCTAGAATATAATAGATTGGTACAAAGTTCTATCGAAGACATGGAATACACAGTGCAACAGAGATATTTTTACAAAGATAATAAGCATCATCTGTTTAAAACTCGCAATATTTCTAATCAAAACAAGATAAAAACGAATAACAATGCCATATCATAATGATTAAATATGCGGCTGTCGGATACTAATAATTTAGTAAACTAATTATATTTTAAAGAGGAATGCACATGGCAACCCAAAAACAGGGAGAAATTTACGTCACTAAACGAGATGGACATAGAGAGCTATTAAACATCGAGAAATGGCAAGCGCAGATTGCCAAAGTATGTAAGAATGTTGCAGACGTAAGCCAGTCAATGATTGAAATCAAAGCACAACCTCATTTCTACAATGGTATTATGACAAAAGAAATAGATGGCATAACCTTGCGTGCTATAGTTGATCTAATTGATATAGATATCAACCCTGATACTGGACACACGAATTATCAGTATGTAGCAGGTAAACAACGCTTATCGATGCTTCGCAAGGATGTTTATGGAACATATGATGTACCGCACTTATATCAAATTGTTAAACGAAATGTTGAAGTTGGTCTTTATACAGCTGATCTTTTGAAATGGTATACCGAAGAAGACTGGAACAAAATGAACGATATGCTGGATCATGAAAAAGATGAACAGTACAGTTACGCAGCAATTGAGCAGTTGATTGAAAAGTATCTAGTTCGAAATCGTGCAACGAAAAATATTTATGAAACACCACAAATACGGTATATGATAGCTGCGGCTACGGTTTTTCATAAAGAGGAACCAAATAATGCTCGTATGCGATACATCAAAGAATACTATCAGTCTGCTTCAGAGGGCTTGTTTACTCTTGCCACGCCTGTATTAGCAGGACTAGGGACACCAACCAAACAGTTTAGTTCGTGTGTGCTTATACGTAGTGACGATGACCTAGACAGTATCTTTGCATCAGGAGAAATGATGGCAAAATATGCTAGCAAACGTGCTGGCATTGGGTTGGAAATTGGCAGATTGCGACCATTGGGAAGTCCTATCAGAGGCGGTGAAATCATGCACACTGGTATGATTCCATTTTTAAAGAAATGGTTTGGGGATTTGCGTAGTTGCTGTGTTACCCCAGATACCTGGGTAGAGGTTTTAGATGAAGATAATTCTACAGATAAATGACAGTTTTTCGTATACCAGCATAAATAATATGGAGGTATACGAAATGCTAAATTATCTACAAGAATCATATAATGGATCACAAACTAATATGCTAATAAACTCTGCTTATTATTGCTATACACTTAAAGACACGGAAACAGGAAAGTTTTACTCTGGTTCTCGTGGAGTTGAAGGTAGTGGTATGCACGACTTGTTAATAAAGTATTTTACTAGTTCAACAGTGATTGATTTTAAGGAAAAACTAAAAAAATTCCCAGATTTGTTTGAATATAGAGTTGAATACTTTAAAACCAGAAGCGATGCATTTGCAGCAGAAAAAATATTCCATCAAAAGCATCAAGTTGGTAAGAATCCTGAGTTTTTAAATTCTCTTACCGCAGGAGGATCAAACTGTGGGGCAGGATCTGTGTTATGTAAAGACAACTATGGCAATACTTATCGAGTAACGGTAGAAGAATTCGCCACAGGAAAACATCAGCACGTATCGAAAGGTATGATGAATATACGCACAGAAACAGGTATTAAAAAAATATATACCACAGACTTCGATCCTAATACTCAATTAACTGAATTTAAAGATCACGTTCTGGCATTAGACACGACTACTGGAAAAACTTTCAGAATCCCAAAGACTACTTTTGAGTCTAACCCTAATTTTGTCGGCATTACTAAAGGGAAAGTATCGGCATACGATACTGTTAATAAATGTAAAATACTAGTGTCACAGAATGAATTCAACAACTCAAATGGCAGATACGTTGGTAATACATTTGGGGTAGTTCCGGTTATAGACAGAGACACCGGTGAGAAGAAACTAGTAGAAAAAGAAAAATATGATAAAAATGTATATAAACATCATAATACTGGAAATGTTGTGGTATATTCCATTTCTGAAAGAAAAGTTGTTGCAATAAGCAAGGAAGAATATGAGACAAATTCTACTAACTACGCCAATTTAGCTACTAAGGTTTTCTATAAAGTAGATGGTAAGTTTTTTAAATCAAAAGATCTAATGAATGAATACTACAAAACAACTAGAGGTAAAACAGTATTAAAAGTCAGTCAATTTGAGATGTCCGATAGATTTACTGATATCAAAACTTTAACTAGAGAAGAACACGAAAATGGTAAAAACTAAAAAGATTCAAATTAAAGATCTAACCGCAGGTATGAAAATTAAAACTAAAAATGAGCACGGCGAAATAGTGTTTAAAACAGTAACCAATAAATGGGATACTACTGTAAATCAACACGACCAAGTTCGATTAGAGTTTGAAAATGGTGTGACATTGAATTGCTCGGTGAATCACCCTATTATGGTACTACATGAGTCAGGATCGTTCTTGCAAAAAAAGCCAAAGGATCTTACAAATGAAGATCGCGTTCTTACTGAAAATGGATTTACTCGCTTGCTAATTGCCGATTTTGAACAACAAAATGATCCAGGCTATATTGATATTACAGTAGACGACACCCATACATTTTTTGCTTCTAATAGCAGTGATGGTCCTATGGTCTTGACTCACAACAGTCAAGGTGGAATCAGGAACGCATGTGTACACATAGACTCATATGTAGACAAATTAACTGGATTTGAATTTAACGGCAAAAATTATTATCAAGGTGACATAATTAAAAAAGATGACAAAGTGATAAATATAACTGATGTGCTAACTATTTTAGCCTATATGGGAAGTGATGATGAAAGAGATGCATATTTGCAAAATTTGCTCGGCTAACGTGAGCCAGTTACAACGACATCTGACTATGAGACATAACAGAATGAATTTAAATGAGTATCTCAAAGAATTCAAGTGTGGCGAAGAGTTTAACAAAATCGACAAAAACCTTCGAAAAGATAGGGCAAAAAATAGCCCGTGGTCAATTGAATATTATATATCTCGGGGTAAAACTGAAGAAGAAGCAGTTCTTTTAATTAATGAAAAACGAAAAACACGAAAAAAACAAAAAACAACCCCGTCAAATTCAAATCACTGGGTATCTAAAGGGTATTCGTTAGAAGATGCTGAAATACGAGCACAACAATATAGGTCTGATATAGGTCGTCTCCCTTCATTGGAATCATATATAACGAGGTTTGGAGAAACAATCGGCAAAGACAAATGGAATGGATACCAATCTAAAATTAAAAATCGTCAAGAAACTTTTTTATCTCGGGCATCTACTGTTAAACACGAGGCAAAATTAATTCGTTGGTTTAAAAATAGTCGGACAGAACACGGGCCTGTTTTGAAGAAATTTAGTTATGATAATTACGACAGTTATTGTGATGCAGTAAGAACAGCTACCAAAATATCAATTGCTGTATATGGAAATATCATCGATCCGGAAAAAAACAAATTAGGTATAATTTATGGTAAGAATGGATACGCTGTTGATCACAAATTTTCCAAATATGGCGGATTTGTCAACAAGATACATCCATTAATTATAGGAAGTTATCAAAATTTACAACTAATACCAAAAAAAGAAAATTGCAGAAAAGGTCAATATTGTATTGTTGCAATCGAAGAGGTTCTTGGTTATAAAACAATATTAGAGGACAAAGAAATATCATCCGACTTGAAGGACAGAATAAATGAAATTTTTATCGAACAGAGTTAAAATTGATGAAGTAAAATTGGGAGATTTGGTACTATCTTGTGATATTGAAACACAAACGGATGTATATCGTAAAGTATTAAATGTCATGAGACCGATAGTTCCACATGAACACCAAGTAAAAATTACATCAACATCGGATGCTAAATTAATCACGAGCGACACACATCCTACTGCAATCAATGAATTTGGAAAAATCAAATATGTAAAGGGTGGTGATATTACTACAGCAGATTATGTAGTGTCTGTTATCAACAAAAAAGATAAAGTTAAAGAAGTAACTTCTCCTAACGTATCAACTCAATATGCCGATTTTAGCATTGATGAACATGAAAATTATTATGCAGGGATAGAACCAGATAAATTATTATTGGCCCACAATAGTGCGACAATTTTTTATCCAATTTGGCATCATCAATTTGACGACCTAATAGTTCTCAAAAATAATCAAGGAACTGAAGAAACTCGAGTCCGACACATGGATTATGGGGTAGTGCTTAATGCATTCTTTTGGCGTAGATTTAAGAACCAAGAAAATATTACCTTCTTTGATCCAAACGAAGTCCCAGATTTGTATGAAGCATTTTACAAAAACACTGCATTATTTGAAGAATTATATGTGAAGTATGAAAAACGCACAGATTTGCGTACAAAAACCATGAGTGCAGAAGAAGTATTCAAAGGTGGAATTCTCAAAGAACGTACAGATACAGGAAGAATTTATCTAGTATACATTGATAATGTGCAGGAACAAGGCCCGTTTGATCCAGAATATCATACGATTTATCAAAGCAATCTTTGTTGCGAAATTCTACTTCCCACAAAACCATTCAAACGTTTAGATGATAAAAGAAAAATTGTTCGTGTTAAAAAAACAGATGTTGAAGAATTTAAGAAAAATAAATCAAACAATATTATTAAAATGAGAAAACTTAAATAATTAATTCATTCATTCTAGTGTACATAAATAGTTCATAAATTATGTACACTGGAATGTATCAATGGATGAATTCAAACCAACCTGGTTAATAATTAAACGTCATAATATAACCGGTTTAAAATATTTTTGTAAAACTATCAATAAAGATCCAATAAAATATAAAGGTTCAGGGACAGTATGGATGCGACATTTAAAAATACATGGTCATGATGTAACTACAATATGGTGTCAATTATTCACTAATAAAAAAGAAATTGAAAATTATGCAATTAAATTTTCTATAGAAAATGACATTGTTGGGGCTAGAGATCAAAATGGCAATAAAATTTGGGCCAATTTAATTATTGAAAATGGTCTTGATGGTGGAGGAAATGCAGGCATACGAATGTCATCCCGACAAAAAGAAAAAATATGCGATATATGGTCTATCATTACCCCTACTGGTGAAGAAATAGTTATCTCCAATATGCTTGAATTTTGTCGAAATAATAAATTGAATGCCAGTGCAATGAGTGCAGTTGCGAGAGGGAACAGAGGTCATTATAAAGGCTACAAATGCAAAAAAATCACTAATAACAGAGATGTGATTTATGAACCAAAAGATTATGTTTATAAGACAAAAGAAGAAAAAAGTAAGATAACAAGTGATGCAGTTAAAATTGCAAGAAGGAAAATTGCAAAGCCAAAAATAAAATATAATGGCACTGTATATAATTCTCTCAGAGAAGCAATTGCTGCCACTGGTATGAGTAGATATTTGTTAGTAAAGAATGGTAAACTATTGAGAAACAATTAGAATGAGGGTTGACGGTTAAAATGAATAATTTGTATGAAGAAATAAATGAACTACCAGATGATGTCGATGATGATGAATATGAATATTATGAAATTGATGAAGTAGAAGGTCGTGTGAGTCTCTGCACATTGGGCAGCGTGAATTGGGGCGCATTTAGAAACCCAGAAGACATGCGACGTGCTTGCAGAATTCTACAACGTAGCTTATGCAATATACTTGATTATCAAGATTTCCTAAGCATACAAAGCAAGCTTAG